GTCATAGCCAAAGACTACGCGAAGGCCAAGCCCTTGGTAATTAATATAGCTTGCGTTTTGGTTGCCCATTGGCTTATCCAACTGACGGCTAACCATTGCAAAAGCGTTCCGGTGGAAAGCCAGGTTTGCGGCATGGTCAGCAACTACGGTTACGACGGCGCTTGCAGCCCAACCAGCAGCAGCCGGATAGAAAGTAATTGTAGCGGCATTGCCTGCAGCGGTTACGTCGGCAGTAACAACATGAGTTTGATCGTCACCAGCTACAGAGAACACAGTACCTTTCTTAATTGTTCCGGTAAGCGTAGTAGCAACAAAGGAGCAAGTAGTCGCCCCTGCTGATATGGTAGCAGAAACAGTCAAAGACGGTGTTGCAGTAAAGTCGCCGTTGGAATGTGCGACAATGTTTTGATCCATATAGCAATCAAAGCCAAACTTACGGCCTAGTTGTGCCTCAACTAGAGCTGCAGAAGTGCCGCTTGCGTCTACCCGGTTAAATGCGTCCAGTTCTAGCAATTTAGCATCTGCAGCCGTATCAAGGACAAGGTTTCTGCCAGCCAACGGCACTTTATTATCATTCATAATTTTACGAATACCAGTAATAGCGCTAACATTGGAAGGAGTCGTACCAGCCGTACCAGTAACATATGGAATATCTGCATACAGGGTAGCAATCCTGCTGTCAATGTCCTGGGCATAAGCTTGCATAGCCGGAGTAAGGAATTGCTGCGAAAAGTCTTTAATCTTTAAGTTAAGGTCGGTAGTTGTAATTTCAAAAGACAAGTCAAGATGTTTGTCCATTTTTACAGCTACGCCGGTTTCTGTAGCGTCCTGTACGCTAATGCCAGTGCCGTCAAATTCGTTAACCTTGAATGTAGGCGGTTTGCGAACAGTTATTGTATCGCCAACCTTTACAAATTCTTTGGAGTAGTCTTTATAGATCATTGATCCAAAGACCATGCTGTTTTCTAAAACCATCAAAGCCTCATTAGCAATAATGGAAGGGGTAAGTAATGTATTAGCCATTATAAATTCATCCTCTCAAAATTAAATTATTGTTTTGCTCTCACTGCCCGATATTCTTCCGGTGACAAATTATCGAGAGTTATTTCTTTTCCACCTGCGCCGCCACTACCAGAGCCTGGGCGTCCTGAGTTAATTACAAAGTCAGGGTTAGTGTCCAAGAAGGATTTAACGCCTTCCTGTACGGTTACTTCGCTGCCATCATCAGCAATAAAGACGAATGAGTCTGAACCATCTTCAACGAGCTTGATATTGCTTTGCAGGATTTTAGCTAAAAGGTCAGGCTTAACAGCTTTACCGTTAGCGAGTTCCTTTTGGAGTGCAGCGTCGCGGAGTAATTCAATGCGTTTTGCTTTTTCCTGTGCTGCTGTCTGTGCAAAAGTTTCTTTTTCAGTAGACAGTTTTTTCATGTCCCGTTGAAGTTGGGCAAGATCACTTGTAAGCTTGGCAACCTCCGGCGACGGTTGGCCTTTACCGCCGTTCGGGTCTTGTATTTGTGCTTGCTTTTGCTTATAGGCTTCCAGAGCCGTATCCAAGTCAGTGTTTTCGTCTTCTAAATCTAAGCCGATAAAGGTTGCAACCTTAGAAAAATTGTCATTTAGTGCAGTAATGCTGTCTTCTGCTGTTTTTGCCCGCTTGCGTAGATTAGCGGCCTCATTGTTTTTCTTTGTGATTTCGCCCGCCAGGGACTTAACCACTCCGACCATTTCTGCACCATTTTCCTGCTGTTCTAAAGCTGCTAGTAATTCCTCTAAAGTCATGTTTTACATCCTCCTGGGATATTTATTTTTTGGCCTCCTGGGCCTTAAAACCATAAAAAATACGGCTAATTGCCGCTTATAAATTAAGTTGATTTTTAATTACATGCTCAGCTTCCATGCGTTTTTTTCTTTCATCTGGTAACTCATGCAAGTTGTTGCACACATCAAGCCAAACGCCGCTATTTTGCTTCAAACCAATAATTTCGCCTGTTACTAAAAGTTCCAAACTAATAGCCATTAATCCAGGAAATTCAGCATGTTTAATATGAAAATCTTCGACAGCAGCAGAAATTTCCTCACCATTAAGAAAAATTTTTGTATTGCCACCAATACCCTCGGCAATAATCTTGATTTCCGGTATCTCTTTGTATTCAGGTTTTGTATACATATCATCACCCACAATAAAAATAACGCCTAGCTTTTCGCTAAACGCTTAAACTAAATCATTCGTCTTTGCATATAGGTCTTGTTTGGCATTTTCCAACATACCAACTTTTTCAAGATAGCAACTTTTTGTATGATAAAATTCAAAACTGCCATCAAGATTAAGTGTTAAAACTATCATTGCTTTAGGTTTTTCGTTAACCTTATCATTGAAATACCTTTTCAATCCTTCCAATTCATCTGGAAACTCAACTACCTTGCTCATCATTCAGCATGGTTTCCCATGCGACCACCTCCTTTCACTGAGTCAGGAAATACAATATGTTTGAACATAAAAACACTCCCCTTTACTGATTTTTTGGCATAAAAAAGCGCCCCTAAAGGACGCTTGATAAAACTATATTATTTTTTTGCCGGATAAGACCATATTACCTTTTCAACTTGATCCGGGGTAACAAACTCAATATCTGGATCACCGCCCTCAATATCCATACCGTAAGCAATTTTGTTACCATTCTTGGATATATGGACAATAGCACCTTCCCTGCCATCTTTTAACCTTACAACATCAAATAGTTTCTCTTTACTTGTCGACATATGCCGTCACCATCCTAAACATGTCATCTTTCTGCATTTCCCAAACAGTTCTAACCTTAGCCTGCTTCCCATTAATCCCATCAATCACCATATCGACAGTATATTTTGCTGTATCATTTACTTTTATAATACCGCTGTATTTCGCTGTATATCTGGTAAGTCCTTCTAGTAATTTTTCTTTTAAAATATTACTATTAGTTATATTATAGCCTATTGCTTTACTAAAAGCAATAGCTTTATCCCTACCAGAAGAATGTTCCATGTTTAAGCAATAGCCAGTTAGTTTTTCGTCAATACCAATTGTTTTGTCAGGTTCTATTGTAACAGTTTTTGGATAGCTATTGAATCTCTGCAAATCAAAATCAGAGGCTTTAAACCGTCTAACAGGGTTATCATGTCCTTGCCAATTCTGTAAATGGATTTGCCAGCTCTCCCCTGCTTTAAATGCTTTTAGTCCTTCTACTCCAAGTAAATCCTGTTGCTCCTGAGCGGAAAGACTTTTTATAAACTTGCGTCCGGCTGCTTCGCTAAATTGTGCATTGTCTAGCATCTTAGCCTCTTTGGTAAAATCCATGTCAAGCCTGCCCTCAAACACCTCTGACAGCGGGCATAAGCAATGCGGGTGAGCCGGGAACTTTGGAAACTTCTTCTTAGGGTAAACACCCGGACCTAAGCCATACAAATTAGCCTTTGCGTTAAAGTCGCATATGTCAGTGTGAATATGCCGATCACTAAGCTGCCAGCGGTAAGCAATTACATCGGGATCATCCATAGACTGAGCAAAAAAAGCCTCACCATAAGCAGCCGCCAATTCTGTCCTGGCAATTCGGTCTGCATGATAGCGGCTTTTCTCCTGCACAGCTACCCATATTGCCTTTTCTAAAGCCTCCTGGTTAAGCTGGTTAATGGCCTTTTTGAGTTCGGTAAGCGTACCCAAGCCCTGCCGGTTTAATCGTCTTTCCTGTGCCGGTGTTAATGTGCCGGTAGCCAAAGCCTTTGCTGCCTCTAATACGCTGCTATAGCCTATTTTTAGGTTCAAGGTGGGTGCATCATTTGCAGCCAGATTATTGATAGAATGCAGCGCCCGCTTATAGGCAGTATTAAACTTTTTAAAAGCGTCATAATCCCCACCAGAAACCCGCCTAGCAGCCGCTTTTAAATCTTCTAGGTATTTGGGTAGGTCAGCATCTTTCAAAACCTTGTCGCCGCTGTGATAGCCGTCAAACAATGTCCGGGCCATTTTATTAAAGCCCTCTTGTTGTCTCATAGCCGTTTGAATAGTGTTAACGATCTCCCGCCTCATGATTTGGTTAGTGCCATGTAGCCGCGAGGATAAATTCATTTGATCCGGCGACCATGCTTCATGCAGCAATATGCGTTTTACTTGTGCCGGGTGAGCTATCTTCTCAGGATCAACCCCGGCCCCGGCAGCAGCAGCCAGGTATAACACGTGAACCAATATGGTTTCATGCCTACCAAAAAACCGATTATTGCTAAGTGCCGTACTAACTGCGGTATTTACGTCATTTCCCTCTTTCAGTAGTTGTATGACCTCTTCAGCAACCAACTCAGATAGGCTTATGAACCTACCAGTATATTCGGCAATCAGTTTATTAAATTGTTCCCGGAATTTATTTTCCTGCATGGATTATGCAGCCCCGGCCTGCTGGCCTGTATCAAGCTTCTTTGTTTGCTGTTGCTGGGTTGCTACTTGCTGCATTGAATCAGCGGCATAAACCTCGTTTTTGGTATTTTCGTCAATTTCCTTGGTGATTTCGTCATATTCTTTTTCCGGCAATTCAGGCAGATAAGCCGCTACCACTTTCTTTTTCACAGCCGCATTAAACTTGCTACCGATATTCAGCAGCAAAGCTTCATCAGCCTCTTTGAGAACTTGCTCAATGTCAATCATGCCAAAATCTCGATCATAGGAAGCGGTATATTCCAGCTTGCTTCCTCCGCCAGCCCACAACTCAAAGACTGCTGCCATATCTTTTTCGGCCTCTTCAATATTAGCCGCAAAGTCACCTAAATTCTGATTCGTATTTTCAAAATCATAGGCTTTTGATACACCGCTTGTTTGCTTCTCAACCCCTGTTACATGAGATAAGCGAGCCATGCGGTGCATCTCCTGTACTAATCTGTCTAGCTGCTTCATTTGTAAGTCTGCAGGTTCAGATTTCGGAGAAATAAAGTCCGGTTTACCGCCAAGTGTACCGTCATACCCTAGCATGTTTTCTGTGCCGGTAATGATTTCTTCTATGTCTTTTGCACGTTGTGTATCGCCAAGCGGATAAGTAAGAATATTAAATGCCTGATTAGACAAAACTTCGTCCAATTCACTGCAGCGGTTGTATAGTGATACGCTCATTCTGGCAATGTCGTAAAACTCGGATTGCGGCAGCGTGTCTTCCCGTTGCACTTGATTAGAGTAAAGCACAGTAACCGGCAACCGACCTAAATTATGCTCACCCTCGGAAATAACTTTGCCATCTTCGCCAGTTAGTTTCCAGGTTGTTGTTGTCCAGGTTCTTTTATTAATCACACCGTCTTTCACATTGCCCTCTGCATCCTCGGCAGGCTCAGTAATAGTAATGCTTGTCAACTTACCAAAGCGATTAATTTTATAGCTGTCTAACCGATCAGGCGTAACGATATAGGAATATGGCAAACATCTTTCTTTTAGCGTTGCAGCCAGATTTTGCGGTAAATCAGCAAAGTTGTCGGTAAAAATAAAAGCGACCGCGAATATTTTAGCTATCAGGGCCGCTTTCTTCATAAATCTATTCATGCCTGTACCGCAAGTATCAACATCCAGTATATAAGCAGAAAAAGCAGCGTTGTCTTTCCATTCTCGCTTTGGTTCTTTGCGAAAAATAGGATCAACATGGCTGTCGATTATCGGCCTAAGATAGTTGCTGTAATAGGCCATCTTTCGCCTGCGATCATACTTCTTTTGGCTTTCGCGTGGATGTTTAAATAAGAAAAAGCCCTTTTTAAAGCCACCTTTGCCATAATAAGCATCAAATAGCAGCTTGTGGTCATGCTGATCTTCCAGAATATCATCAAAATCGTCCAAGGTTTCACCCCCTTAATAGTCGGATTGTCCAGCGGCCATTTTATCGCCGCCGTTCATGTCTCTTTCGCAACCATAACGCCAACAATCTATACTGTGATTGTCTTTATCAACTAAACGGTTAAGGGTATTGCCAAAAGCATCTATATCGTAGTCGATATTCTCAAACTCCCTGGCTGTATTCGGACAACGGTCAGGATCAATAATAATTGCGTCCAGATCGTCCAGCCACTTTTCGCCGTACTCAACTGATCCAGCGCCTTTTTTAGCGCCTACAGTCCATACGTCTAAGTCATTTAGTTCTGCAATGGATTTAGGCTCGGAACTATCTGCAACAGTTAAAAAGTTCTGATAGCCTTTAGCCTTTATCTTGGCCGCTAATTGCCGATTGCTCATTTTCTGACCATATATTTCATCAAAGATATATAATTTTCGTCGCATTTTATCTAGGTGTCCATGCCCAAAACAAACAGGATCAATGCCATAACCAAAATCAAGCCCTTGCCGAATATTATCAAAAGTAGCTATTTCTTGATTAGATATCTTTTCGAATTTGAGATTATCAAAAGGTACTACGCCGCTGCCTATTGGTTCGCCAAGGTACTCCCATCGGTACTTGTATTCGCTCTTGGCTTTTACCGTTTCTGCTTCTTCAATAAACTCCTGAGAAACAAAAGGATTAATCCGGTAGTCGCTCATATGACAATACACGTTTTTGGGCAATAGGATTGTTTCGTATTTCTTGTTTACCCAGCTTGATTTACGTTTTGGCGGATTATACGAATAGTAAATATCATAATGCAGGCCCGGTGGAAGTTCTGCCCGGAGAATTGAATTGACAATGGTTGACACTTCGTCTTCGGTTCTAAATTCAGCAAGTTCCTCTATCCACAGAATCGCAATAGGAAATTTACTTGTTTTGATAGACTTTATCTTTTTAGGATCATCAGCACCACGAAAGATAATCATGTTGCCTCTTGGCTTATAAATCAGTCGTAAAGGGTTCTTCACTACTCGCCAATAGCGTCCAACATCTAACATTTCAATAGCCCATAACAACTGTTCAAAAACTGATTCAGCTAATGTATTACCAACCTTACGGACAACTAAAGCGTTAACCGGGTTATGCATCATATCCCAAATAATCCGCAAGCTGATATGTGAAGACTTAGAAGAGTTACGGCCACCTTTTAAGACTTTGAAAAGTTTTCGCTTGTTCGGGCGGTTACATTCACGCCAAAAATCATGAAATGCCTCAAGGCAAAACTTTACCGGATCAACAGCTACTTTTAACTGCTCCGGCGTTAATTGATCCACTGTTAGCCGTCTACTATTCATCATCATCTGGTATGCCTAACGAGTCTACTAGAATTGGTGCATCTAACGGCTCGTCGCTCAAACCAGCCCGCTGCTTCAAGACTTCCAACTTTTCGCGTTCAATATCTAACTTCTTATACTCAAGGTCTAAGCGTTCCTGGTCAAGCTTCTTATTGTCGCGCCACTGGTCAGCCTGTCTGTTTTTTGTCCAAAAGATTCCCGCTGTCACATCAGGCGGAACATGCCTCTTTGTTCGTTCAATCCTTATTGGCCTCCCGGTAGCTGCATCTAAGATAATTTTGCTATCCTCAGCATCATATCCAGTAGCCCGTTGGTAAAGGCTTCGCACGACTTTTGAGTCAGGCCCTTCTTTCCCTCTTTTTATGGAGTCTAAAAAATCGGGATATTCTTTCTTCCAGTTGTTTAGCGTAGCCTTTGAAATACCCATCTTTTTAGCTATCTCAACATCGGTAAATCCTTGAAGCGCCAATGCCCAAACCCAGTCATTATGTGTATCCGGATCGTAAGCTGTTGGTCTACCTTTCATAAGCTTGCCCCTTGCTCGGCAGGCGCTTTAATTCTTGCCTGTCTTAAAAACTCAACCATTACCCAATCAGGCAAAAAGCCTTTTAACTCTTCCCTAAAAATTAAAAACAGGTCTAGCGAAAGCCGCTGACCTGTCATGAAATACATCGGGTTTATATAAATGCCTGTTTCCGTCTTATGGATCATGTGTAAGTCATACATTTTTTTAATAAACTGCCGTCCTTGTCGGTCTTTAAGGCCAACAATTCCGGCTAACTCTTTTTCGGTATAGGCTTCAATGTCTCGGCCTCTCCGATAACCTAATAGGTTTGTTTTGCCTATCATCAATTTCGATAAACAAGTCATTCGCCCAATTTCGGCATGTGTTACTTCTTCGGGGAATAGTACGTCAGCAAATATCTTAGCCCCTAACTTATGCACCGGAACTTTATAACCTTCATCCGTTAGTATTTCACTGTAGGGTAATGTCTGGTCGCTTAATATTTCCCCTTCTTTAGATAAAATTTGTGTTCGTTTAATCATTCCATCACCCCCTTTTAGGCTTGGCAATTTTTTGCCGAATTTTTAATAATTTCGGCATTTTTTTGCCAAGGGCTAATACTCTTCAACCCGTATATTATCTAGGTTTTTAGACTTGCCTTGTAAATTGACATATATATATACTATATAGTCACCTGCAAAATCCACAAAAAAAATTACTCTCCACTTAGATATTCAGCAGCAAAATATTCCAATGCTTGAAACTTATTTTTTTGCGTAATTTCGCCCCTGTCTATCATTTTCTGTACTGCCTTTTGTATAACATGCGCCATGCTTATAGGGACCATATCACTGCCAAATATACTAGAAAGAGGAATCCATTGTCTCTGCTTCTTATCCTCTTCCTCCATCCATCCATCCTGTAAATCGTCTTGGTGTGCCTCGAATATATCTAGCAATTTCATTATCGCAACTGCGCCATTGCGGATATTGTAGGCCGCTTGTATTTTTGTATTGGCGTTAATAATCCTTTCAAAATCCTCATGCCTTGCAGCAATGTGAATATCAGCCGGACAATTTTTAATAATTTTCTCAAGGGTATCCGTTAGCCTGTCTGTCTCATTCTCTAAGAACATAAAAGATACCGCTTTATAATCAAGTGGTACTTCCGATAATGCTGCTACGCTTACCTTTTTCATTTCTTCCAGCGTCTTATCATCCAGGCCAGCATAGTATTTAGCGTTAAGATCGTCAATCTCTTCCCATAACTCTTTTAATATAGCCATATCATCTTTACCAACTATGGAATTATGGGATAGCTGTATAGCAATCTTATCTTGCTCAGACAATTCTTTTGGTGAACACATCACCAGTATTTCCTTTAAGCCAACTTCCTTTGCTGCCATAACCCGGTGATTGCCGGACAATACGACATATTTATCACCTTCCTGGTAACAATAAGGTGCTGATGATAGGCCGCCATCACGTTTAACATTATCTACGAGGTTTTGATATGTCCTCTTATCCATGTTCCTAGCATTTTTCTTTAATAGCTCAATATTCTCGACAGGCACAAACTCAAGCCGGTAAGGTTGATCCCCTAGCTTTTCATTGATTCTTTCTATGCTTTGGCGTGTTTGTTCGTCCACCATTCAAAAGCCTCCTTAATTGACCACTTACCTGCGTAAGCATGATAATTTATTAAATCCTCTTTCCGGTTATGAATATCAAATAGCCCCCGGTACTTCATGCTTGCCTGTTTCTCTGTAAAGGCAGTTGTAATAATATTACTTACTCTCTTCCCGGTAGATTGCTGCAGCAACGATTGTATTTCTTTCGATAGCGCAATCGCTACCACTAATTTAGACAGTCGCTTGTACTCTGACGGAGCCACCGCAAAATCACTAATCATATACATTAGGCTTGGCATAATATCAAAGCTCGGCCTATTAAATGCCAGTACCCCGAACAGCCTACTATCATCCACCAGGCCAAAACGATAACTAGCGCTGCCTGGTACAATGTTCTTGCCTAAGTATTGAGCGCGTAGCGAATCAAACTGTCCCTGGGATAACTTAACTAGTTTTATGTTCCCGGTTATTCCCGTATGTAAGCGCGGAATCTTAACCTGTTCGGTCTTTATCGTGGGCATACTTAGTTTTTTATTCTTCTGGTTAGAGTAGATATATACTGGTTTAGACCTCATTGACGTTTGTACTATGGCCTGTAGATAGCCGTCTAACTCCGGCACTTCATGATCCCGACTGACTACCCATGTTTTCTTTTGTGTCATTAATCCCAATAGCTCTGTAAAACTATCCTCGTCAAACATTTTATAGTCTGGTGGTTGCCACTCAAATACCCGGTCAATCTGCTTATACAGCTTTTCGTAACCACCTTTATATGTCGGAGGAAAACTGACAACAACACTGTCTGCCGGAGCATTGCGAAAAAACTCTATCACGTCACCTGGAAACATTGTTTTTATTCTTACTTCCTCAATGGCCTTAGTAATCTTCGCTACAGATTGTTCATGAATCTTCGGGTAGTCGTTTTTATAAGCCTGAAGTGAACGGACAAAGTAAGGCTCAGTCCTGCCGATAAATCCACTCATTGCACTAAAAATTAATAGAGTAGCAATTAACGGGATACCTGGCTGCATGTACGCTCTTAACCATGCAAACTCTTCATCTTTTATTCCGACATTTACCGGGCTATCTGCTAAGTACCCGCCAACTACACAAGAGTAAAGTGAAACATCATTGCTATGCAGGTTTGTAACGCCCTCCTGGCATAACAGTCTTTCTACCGTAAAATTGCCGGAACAACCTATATAGACTTCTTGGTCTTTCCATTGCTCGGCCATTTCGGATAATACGCTTCTCATGTCCTGGTTGATCGTACCTATAAACATGCTTATCCCCCAATCTACAACAAAAAAACAGCCCATAATAGGCTGTTATGTTTAAGCAAAAAGAGCGATCTACGCCAATTCGTCCTTTATGATATCGGGATTATCGTCTTGCTAAAGGACTGCCGTTGTAGTTTTTCATGCCCGCGCTCTTTATTTGTATTTGGAGCGGCAGTCCAGAATCGAACTGACCCTCTCACCGGGAAGGTGAGTGTTCTACCTTAGAACTTCTGCCGCTTTTTAAATTAATGCCAGTTGCCGGTCTTTGTTTGCTTCTTCCATGTCGGCCAGTTCCGGGACATAAATTCCTAATTCGTTTTGTATCCAATCGGCTACTAACCGTCTATGGCAAAATTCCCCTGGCTTTTCATAGCATAAAAGAATTGCATTGCTGCCCAATTCGTTATATACCTCTTCGGCATTTAACTTGCTCAGTAAGTTAGCGTATTCTTCCCGGTATTGCTTATCCGGCAGTTTAATCATTTTCCAGGATGGAGCAAGTTTCTTGTACATCCGGCCTTGAAACCATTTTGGAACCCCTTGGCTAATCGCCACAGCGTTTTTGTCTTTACCGGACTTAGCATAATAAGACGTTAATAACATACAGTAATACCCCCTAAAGTATTGAATATAACAACTGGTCATGTTGTTTATATGTATATTATAGCATATAGTTATTATTTTGTACATATGTATTACTTGTAGTTATTATTATTTTCTGTTATAATAAATCAACAAGGCAATTCGCTTGGTCAGCGAATGAACGGCTTCCCTAAGTCGGCCTTGTTATTTTTTTATCCTTTTCCACTCTTGGGGATATAACCCGGCTAAGTAGGTTCGGCATTGCTGCCTGATTATATCGCCGTATTTGCTCTCTCGTTGCTGGTGGTGTCCAAAACAAATCGTACAGCCTTTATGAATTACATCTTCTTTGTAAACACCGCAAGGCTCATGATGAAACTTTTCTCCCAGAGGAACGTAAATATCGCACCCCTCTATAATGCAGGTATAGTTATCTCGTTCGTGAATTGCTTCGTTCAAAGCTCTTAATGACTTGCCTTGTAAACGAACCGGCATAATATCACCGCCAAGCAAACAAAACTATTGGTTATTATTGTTAATCTTGTATAGCAATTAGTTATATTTCTACTTGTATGGAATTATAGCACAATTTCAAAATTATTGTCCACGATTTTTCCACAATATTTTTTTATGCTAAATTCAGGGCTATTGGTTTAACCCTTGCCGCCTTAATTGCTTCCTCAATACCTGGCTGCAAATCTTCTGCATATTTTTCAGCATCTACCGTCAACCAACTCGGCCATACAGCCAATATTCTACCCGGTATAACATGTATATCCTTTACGGTCTTTTTGCCTCTTGGTATAAAAAGTAATGTTACTGTTTCGTCATATTTTGAATATGGCTCTATTTTTATATCCTGTAGTTTAATATGTGCCGTACACGGAAAACCAAATTCACTAAAAAACCAAAGTGTATATTTTCTCCCTGGCCTTAATTCTAAAAACTGTTGAGTATTCATTAAGACACCCACCTTGTAATATTTGTAATTTGATTTTTAGTATATATGCAAACTCTATTTTCGTCAATATGTAAACAATCTATAAAAATAGGTAAAGCCCGACCAAAAATGGCAGGGCTTTAATTTTTAATATGTTTAAAATTATTTTTATATTATTTTAAAATGATATTAAATAATTTAATATGACAGTGAAATATTTTTTTAATTTTACCCCTTATAGCAAACGCACATTTCATTTTCATTGTCCGAAAAAGCTATTTCAATACCACATAGCTTTTCTGGCCCTTGACGAGTGGCCTCTATCGCTTCTATTGGCATAGTAGCAAATAGTTCCTCTCTTGTTTTGCCGCCTAATACGATAAAGTCAGGCATTTTATGATTATGGTTTCTTTTAGCAATCATAATTTGTTGGTATATCTGCTCATATACAGTATTCAAATTCTCCCTCCGATCCAATCTGACGACTCAGTTAAACTACGCTCCCGGAGTATACAAGAACATCCCTTCTTGCTTTTTTGCCTGCTGTATTTCTATATCCCATAATATTTTTGCAAGGTTGCATTGAGTTGCTTCAAATTTCGTTGCTAGGCATTTTTCCCTAATGCCGCTTTTGCATATCGCTTTATAAGGGCAAACCTCAAAGCTCTTTATCTGTTCTGGATTAATCCCTAATTCCATTTACTCACCCCCGGCCACTTTGACGTTATTGATTATCTATCATGTTTTTTGCTATCATAACAAGCTTTCTTTTATTATCTTTAGATAGTCGGCTATATAGCTTCAATAATTCATTCCTGCGATTAAATGGTTTTCCTTCTTCTCTATCATAATAGCCAACGATCCTATATAATTCATCAATAGATATTTCTAAGGCCGCTGCATACCTCTGTAAGCTTTTAGCTGTTGGTGTTGTGTCTCCCGATAAATGCCTGCTTAAATTTCCGTCATTAATCCCTGTAATTTTTGAAATCCTAGCCGGGGTAAGACACTTATCTTTCATTTTATTTTTTAACCACTCAGCAAAAGTTATTGTTTCATCCATATTTATCCTTCCTAAATTCATTTTGACAACCTATTTATTAATCTCAAATTCGATATTTTTCTCGATACATGCGTCACAGTCTGAATCTTCTCCACATCCCGGCACACACGGATCAAAAGGACATTCATCTTGCAATAATTCTAAAAAGCGGTCACGCTCTTTTATTGTGCAATTAATTACTATTCTGCTCATAATTAACCTCCGTTCCCAGTTTGACTATAGCCACTTTTCAGTATTTCCGCCATTTCTTCCGTTTTGCCTATAGTCATTTATTTACATTTGACAACATTATAACACAATGCCGAATAGAATTATAAAGGCCAGCCCTAAAAACTCCATATAGAGCCTCTTTGCTGGCCTGTTCTTATACTATACTTCCACACAGCCTGCAAATATCATAGTCTGGTTGTTTAACACATTCGCCAGGAATATACGACCAAACAGTTTCAATAAATTTTCTAGGATGGTTGCAAGTTTCTGTATATCTTTCATACCTTTTATTATGTTGATCTTGCTTATATTTGCACTTGGCACAGGTTTTGTATTGATAGGAGTAAACCTTGCCATCTTCTGCAACTACCTTGCGTTCGAAGTAATAAACATTTCCTTTCTCGATTGCACGATTGCAATATATACAGTCGTTAGAGTGCTTTCTTTTGGCTATAAGTCTTTTCATGCCTATTTATCGCTTTCTGTTAGTTTTATAATTACCCGTTCGGCAGCATATTTCCCATTCCCGGTAAGCTGCCGAACCCAAGCCCCACGGCTTGGACTCCATTTGAAAGCATTCGACTTTAAAAGCGCCCTAGTTTCTTCGTCCGGCTTCCCTGGGAAGATAAATTGCGCCCGGTTATCTTCTTCTTTGTAGGTAAACCCGTCAAACTCTTTTTCCTTATTCTCAATCTGGGCCGCTGCCTCTAACTCTTCAATCCGTTTCTTAGTGGCCCGGATCGTGGCGTTATTGTTGGTTAAGGCGTAGGACGGATACCCAACACGTCCGGCATAATCTGGTGTCATTAAAAAGCCAATACCTTCCTGAGTAAAACCCATATCCAAAAGCCCTTGCGTGTTCTTTTTCCGTACCAGGACATTAGCTGCTTTCATTCGTTCCTGCGTCGCTTCTAATCCTACCAGTTTTTCCTTGAGCTTGGCTACTGCGTCTGGATCGTCGGATGATATGCCACTTTTGCCTACGCTGT